AATATATAACCAATCATGTTTGAATAGGTAACACCTCAGCAACCTAATTAGTGCCATCCCTTATCCTTCCAATGCTTCCACGCTTTGCACGTGTCTCCTTGATATCTATGATCTATATACTTAAGTCCGTAGTGTATCTGTTGAATAGGTGACTTATCTTTAACTATAGGGTTCTTAAGCTGTAGTAATCCGTACACGTATTCTTTATTAGGGCTATTGAGATTGCCTATTGCTTTAGGATCCCAGGCTGACTCTTTACCTATTAGCTTTGATAGGCATTTAGCTTCTCTTTTATCTAATGCTAATTGGATATATCTCTTAGGTTGAATGGCATCTATTGAGCCCGAATCTGCACTAGCCATAGGTATAGATAGAGATATCCCAATAGCGAAGGCTACCCCGCGCGCTATCCGCAAGCGGCGCGCTGTGAGCCCCTGAAGGGCTCTAGCCGTTAGAGTACCAAAGGCGCAAAGCACATTCGCATAACCGCAGGTCAGCCCGGCGTGTCGCTTACCTCGAATCAGTAGAGTAGAACCCTGATCCCTTAAATTGGACACCTGGAACGCTATAGATTTTAACCATGTCATCATGGCAGAACTGGCACTTGAGATTATGCGGTTCATGAATAGAGAACTCCTTCTCGTATCTGAGGTTAGCTTCGCAATCCTCGTTCGAACACTGGAACTCGTAAATAGGCATTATCGGATCTTGGCAATCTGGGAGCGTACTAAGGCGGCTTGAGCCTTATGTCCCATAGCGACTAGGAAGGATTGTGCGTAGATTCCCTTAATTCCGTCCTCGGCGTGATTGAACTTTAATCGGCTTGGAAGTGTTGCTATTAGGGCTTTATCGTCATTCCATAGATCAATGAACCAGAGAGACTTAGCAAAGGGTAATAGAGCTATTCCGTTATTGTGTTCCCGGAACTTAACGATCCAAGGAGTCACCTTACTAAACGGCGGGTTCATCCAGATTAGGCCGTTCCACTCTTGGCTAAGGCCGTCATCGGCTTTGGTAAACCTATTCTTAGTCGGGACTTTAACTCCGTCTAGGTGAGACGAAGCAACGTCTAGATCGAACTCCAATCCTAGGTCATTGAATATCCACTCGGGAGTGAAGTATTCGTCCGATAACTCAGACTTAACTACATCGTGTCTAGCCATTACTTCTCCTTACATAAGGCGCAGGTACGGCACGGGCAGTTAATAAACTTCCACGATCCGCATTGCTGGCATCTCTCAGGTTCTAAGTTTACCGTGTCTTGCTGAATATCTCCGTAACCGGCCTTCAACATTAGATCAACCAGGTCTTGAAACCGCATAAACGCCAGATACTGTGAAGCATCCTCGCCTTGGGAATTCATGCGGCACACCACCGCGCTCAGCTCTTTGCCTTGCGCCCGCTTCTCGACCTGCTTGATAAATGCGAGGGGCTGGAAGTCGCTTCTTGCCTTGACTTCTATGTCGAACGGGACATTATGAATGTCTTTTCCAGCACCTCTACCGATACTTGCGCTTCTCCACCATTGCGAGAGATAGGCTGCAACCACTCGCTCGGTACGTAAGCCTCGGTCTTTTCTGTGTCTAGTCATGGCTGACCAACTTGAAAAGTGCAGGACGCAGTTATGGCAACCACAGGAACTGTGGCTTTATTGACCATACTTAGGAGCCTCATGAAAACGCACTTAAATATACCCCAATTAACGCCCTGCACTAAGCTTTTCATAGGTGATTGATATCCTCGCACTTTTTACATAACCAGACTACTAATCCATCTCCTCGAATATACTCGTTACAGAGAATATCGTTATCACAGATTGAGCAGTTGGTATATCCCCAGGATTCTTGAAAGGAATAAGTGTGTTTCATGCTTTGCCCGCCGAATTCATAGTTCCGCACTTGTCACACTTCCAAGCGCTCTGTAAAGCTCTTAACTTAATCTGAGAAACGGTAGGGGGCTCGTTACAGAGCTGGCAGATAATCGCAAACCCTAAAGCTTGGAGATCGTGAGCAGCTTGTCGAGCCATATAAAGTTCCTCATCGGTTGGGAATTGCTCCCATTCGTCATCTTGATTGCGAAAGAACAACTTACCCATTTTTAACCGCCTGTGGCTTCCATCCGCCGGTCTCTTTATCAATCTCGTACCAGATAGGATCGCAAGGATCATTCATTGGGTGACCTGCAACTGGACAGCGCCAGTGACCCCACTGACCGCCAGATTTCTTAGTCCCGGTTTTCCAGATTCGGGCGCCATGAATGCAGCTCTCGTCCACCGGCGTGGCACCCAGAATAGATTTCACCGTCTCGACTGCTGTCTCCATAGTCGTAACTGGTGCAGCAAAGGATTGCGTCCATGGATCAGATTCTACTGGAACCGGAACGTATTCCTTGGAAGTGTCAGCCATCTTAGCCTTTACTTCCTCGACCTTAGCCTTTACTTGCTGTCCCGCTGCAACTTTAGACATTTCCTCGCGAGACGCTCTCTTTCCTTTAGTAGCGTAGCCTGCATTAGCGAGTGCGCGCCCAATCGCAGACGTTTCGCAATTTTCAAGAGCAGAGGTAGCGTTAACTCCGCGACCCTGGACTGTTTCCTCAGCAAGGCCAGTCGTCCAAGGTCTAGGGTCAGCCTCAGTTCGAAAGATACTAGCTTCAACGATATATTGAGAAGGAGTAGAACTAACGAGCTTCGTATGAATCTGACCATCTGGATGTTCCTTCCAAAACTTAACTAAACGTTCCTCTACTGTCTCGTAATCATCTAGATTAAACATTACTTAAACTCCTCTGATAGTGCGAGTTCTCCGGCAATCGCTCCATAACCAAGCAGATCGACCCAGTGGTCGAGCAGGTATGGGGATTCTTGAGTTCGGCTAATTTTGACCAGCTGCATAATAATGGCGACTTGATAGTCGTGGATTGGAATTTCGAGATACGCAGATAAGAGCATCCCGGTTCGGCGCAGGTTGTCCTTAATATCGCCGTGAGTATGGTTACGGACGCCGATAGTGTCTCCTGCTGATTGTAAGAGTTCATTGGCGTTCATCGATTGACCTGGTGCTGAGTCTGAGCCTTGATAAGGCGGCGGGCATTGATCTTGCCCTGAATCTTGCCGTGTTCGTGTCCCTTTGCGTAGCCGATTAAGAACCCTGGTAGGGATCCAATAAGCATTGAAAGAATAACTATGTGATCGTGATTAGTAATCATCTTGCTCCCTTCGCGCCGAATTTCGGCACTGAGAGAAAGTTACCCTAAGGGAAGCTCCTGGTCGATAAGATTTAGATAACGAAACGGTAACGATTCTACTTCGTCTATAGCGTCATCTAGGCTGTAACCGAGGTCACTTTCTCGGCCTGCCATAAACCTTCCCCTGAACTATAAACGTTCCGTTCTTTTCAATATTGATTAGATCAACCTGGACGCTTGAACCGTGAACGTACATAATCGCGAAAGCCTGCTGCCAGTTAGCCGTTCCCTTGGTATATGAGGCCTGCTTAAAGTCCATTAAGTTGCCAACCTCTACGCCGTGCAAAACACGCCCTAAACGCCCGCCAGAGGCCTCTGTAAAGGCGCTACGGCCTGCTCTGTGAGTGTGTCCCGAGATAACGTTCTTACCGTGTCTACGGGCTGCCTCTAAAGCTGAAAGCCCGCCTTGCTGCTTAATAGGAGTATGGTCGCCGTGAACGGCAATCCAGCCTGGAGCAATATTCATCGGGTTCTTATGGAAGGTTATACCAAGTTCATCGAACTTCATAAACTTTTCGAATCTAAGCTCGGGCAACGATAGGAACGAAGGAATCTTTTTCATTATGATGTTATATAAACGATCCGTGTGATTAGAACGAATGCAATCCGTGACCCCCAGCTCCCAGAGTAGGTCTACGCAGCGATCTCGGTCATCGCCGAGGCTTTGCTCGTAAGCTTGGGGAGTTCCTTCGCTCCACTTGGAGATAGTCTGAAAGTCGATCTCGTCTCCGATAGTGACTGTCTGGTCTGGCTTAAACTTCTGTAGGAATCTAGCTATGTTCTGAGTTGCGTGGACATCCTCGAAAGGAACTTGCAGGTCGCTCAGAATAACGATTCTTTTCATTAATCCTCGTCATCATCCTCGTAGGGGATATTATCTATCCTGTTGGGTAGGTTTGGAATGATCCAATCAGGGAATGACTCACGATCCGAGAGTAGCCAAAAGGCATGGGTCTCTGTGAATCCCGCTCGGCGTAATGACTTGTAATACTCGTTCATCGCTATGCAATAAGCATCTAAGGCGCTGTAAGTATCTAAGTCTATGACTGGTCGCTTCCTTGCCATAGGATAAGTGTTACTTACCTAACAGGTCGATTATTGTATCGACACGCGCTTCGAGTCTAGAAACCTGATCTTTAATACTCGAGCCGGAATTCGGCTTAAGCTCCGAAAGGTAATGCTTAATCATGAACTGGACATAAGCTGCAACGCCGCCGAGAACCGTAATGATCGCAACGGCAATAGCTGCGAAGTCCTGCGCGGTCACTTTTTAGGAGACGCGTACCCGAATACGCCTGCTACTACCGATCCTAGAATAGAACGATAATCTAATGAGAAGTTAGAGGTAGTTCCCCATACTGCTAGGAACGCTCCGATTGATACTACTACTGGGTGCTTCATATTCATTTAGTGCCGCCTATCATGGGTATATTAAAGAACGAACCGTCTGTATCGCCTTTTTTAGTAAAAGAGACATGGCAATGCTTAATATGCGGATTGACTCCACGATAAGCGACCCAGCGCCATAGGGAATTGCCTGAGCAGATTTTTTCGTTAAAGATGATGTACGAGATTCGCTTAGATTTATCACGTTTTGCAAAGAGTCGAATCTGATCTGCAAGGTCAGGCATAAGGTCTGGCTTTGCCTTCCCAGAGAGATCCCGGTCAATATCAATGGCTCGGACGATACCCTGTTCATCAGGATTGTGGTCAGAAGCACGCGCTGAATGACGGACATCGCCAATCCAGCCATCTGAGGTTCTATCTCTGTCTGGGTAACTATCATCGACTTGAAGCCTTAACTGTTGTCCGGCTTTGCATAACCTTGGGTTCATCCGAGTAAAAGTTTAGCTTCTGCCTCTGTAAGCCCAAGGCGCTCGAGAAGGGCAGATTTTGCTTCCGCTTTGGCTGATTCTTGAGCCGCCTTCCATTTATCATATTCTGCGAAACCAGCGTTAAACTGTTCCTTAGTAATTGGATCACATTCTAAAAATGTAATTCCTTCGTAAGTGTCACCAACCTGAACCCATCCACCGTTTGGAATAAGCATTCCGAGGACTTGCTGAGATGTTGCCATATTATGCACCTATTTCCATAAGAATAATGTTGCTAATTCCGTTGCTTTGATTAAATGAAGCATATCCGTTTGAAGCAGGGTGAGTACACATCCCCTGAAATTTATAAGTTGTCGCAGAAGTTGTTGCTGGGCTATCGACATAATTCATTGGTACTAGATGCCTTCCGCCAATGCTGCTTAAGTTTGAGCTGTAGCACCAGATAGGAGCGCGGTTATCGCTTGATGATGGATCATAAATTACTGTTGAACCGCGAAGTAGACGGATTCCTGTTCCTGCGTAATTGCCATCTCTATATGCTTCAGCTGCAATATCAGCAAGAATTAAAATTCTTGATGTCGAAGCAGAAGGAGTAATAGAGGCAGTTAAATTAGTAATATCGGTAAATGTTGTTGTCGTAATTGTCGTAGTGGTAGTAGTGGAAGCATAAATAACTTGCAAGATTTTACCGCCGCCGCCAGCAGGGTCAGCCCATTTAATACCTGTAGCCGCTGAGGAATCAGCCGTAAGAATCTGCCCGTTAGTTCCAACCGCTAAACGCGCTGGAGTATCAGCTGCGGTTGCAGCAATGAGATCACCCTTAGCATCGACAATAGCGTTCTGAATAGCGTTTGAGTCATCTTGAGCGACCCATGAGAAGTCGAGGTCTGTTCCTGAGGCCTTAGCTAGTACCTGGCCTGTTGTCCCGCCCTTGAGATCAATGAAGGCCGTGTCGATATCTTGGCCTAGTGCAGCAATAGCGGTAGCGCCATCCTTTACGAGGTCTGTCGACTGCGGGATATCCCACCCGAAGTTTGTGGTCGTTGTTGCCATTACGCTACTACTCCTATCGCATTTAGCCAGGTTAGGCTGGTGTTAATTGTGTTCCACGTTTCTGCTGCATTTACCTGTTCCCATTTTACCGCAACTTGAGAGAAGTTTATCGGAGAAGCGTTAAAAGTCAGGCTTAGGTTATTGAGGCTTGCCCTGAACGTCCAGCCTTCAATATAGCCCTGGAATGAACCGCCGGTGATATTAGGCGGTAGGTTCTGAATCCAGACGGGCTTACCTAAAAATATATTAATCAAGGAATCTCTGTCTGAATTGTCAATCTCTGAGTTCCCCAGTTCGAAGGTAATCGACTGGAACTTAGCGTAAGGAAAAGCTCGAAGCGCGATATAGCGATCCGCCAATTCCTCTGCGTCAGGCGCGTTCTTAATGCGTGAAGTAAACGATTCTCCATAAACGCCATAAAGAGACTGGCTCTGCGTATCTTGAGCCGTATAAGAACCCGAGCCAGATGTTCCGTAAGTAAGTTCGTAAAAGTTTCTTAAGTCTCCGGCTCGAGTAGTCGAGGCAAGGCCAAGCCCATTAGCGTGGTTAGCGTCCAGAGTGGTGTAGCCATTAGCGGCTAAATAATCCTGCCTGTGAGTTGAGTCCGCGTAGCCAATATTGCCATTAGCGTCCTCATAAAGAACGCCAAAAGCAGAGTTAGCAATATCTGAGCAAAGCGAATAAAGGTCTGTAGCGCTTGAGGATCTAGCAATCATCTCATAATCGCCTGGCTGGTCGATTTCACCTAACCCGATATTTACGGCGTTAGTCCAGGTCTCAGTAGGGTTATAAGTTGCCCAGGTTTGAGAAGCCGGAACTTCATTCCATTGTCCTAAAAGATAGCCCGATAAAAGGGTATAGATCTGATCGCCATCGTAATCTGTAGAAAGAACGCCGTTATCGATAATTTTAGGCAACTTAGATAATGCGCCTAAAGCTGTAATAGTTGCGATAGTTGTATAACCGGCGCTACCTGATCTGTTTACTGAAATAGTAAAGTCGGAGATATATCCGCCAAAGATAGGGATATAAGAACCTGACGAATCGGTAACCTCTACGGCTAAGCCGGTACCTACGTTAAAGTCATAACTAGAGTTATCAAGGTTCATTAACTGTAATTGACAATAACCGGCTAATGGCTGTTGGTAAATATCGGTACGGCCTGAAGTAACGGTTAAGTTAGCGATAGTTACATCTGTAACCTCGGTTCCGTCAACTAATACTTTATAGGAAGGTGTATAGGCGGTCATACGAATACGAGCCCTGAGCCGCCGAGTGTTCCTCGCGCTGAGGAATCGTTAAGGAGTCCTACGATCTGGCGGGCTGTTGATTCGCTATCGATAGCTCCGTTAACCGTAATATTAGTGTTTCCCGTACTTGCGTAAACATAACGAGGAACGGAAGGCGCTGCTGGTGCGCTAGGCGCTGGAGTAGCTGGAGAGGTTGCCCCAGTGCTATACGAAGCGCCAGAAAAAAAGTTACCTACGGCAGAGCCTGCGCCCTTGATAGCGTCAATAATTCCCTTAATCGTGTTATAGATCTTAGTAATGCTTTCAACGAAGTTAGCGAACTGGTCAATAATAGTTGAGATAATCTTGCCTAGAGCCTTAAACGCGAACCCTAAAGTCTCACCAATGGCTGGGGCTAAATAGTCTGTTGCAAAGTTAGCGATTGCCTTCATGAAGTTAAAGAAAGGCTTTAGTTCGTCATTGTTATCCTTGAGAGAATCTCTGACCGAATTGAAGGCTGATCGCAGGCCGTTAATAACTGGCTGGATAATTCTAATAACCGGCGCGAGCTTGTCCCCTAGGTTACTGGTGAAGTCTGAAATAGCAGGGATAACCTTATTAACGATTATCTCGACCATTGGAGTAATCGCGTCAAGGATATAAGCCCCTACGGTCTCCTTGCCTTCATCGAAGGCTATCTGGAGACGGGTTAACTTGCCTTGGAATGTGTCTGCCTTAGTTGCAGCCTGGTTAGCAAAGGTATCTGCAAGCTTGGCAGTGATCTCGTCCATGCTCATGGTCTTAAGCTGGGCAGAGGTTAGTCCAATACCTAACTTAGCAAGGGAAGCGGTGTTACCTTCGGCTGCCTTTGCCATTGCGTTAGTTACGGCTTCGAGAGACTTACCAGAACCGGCGGCTACGTCTATTGCTACCGCCTGGAGCTTTTGAGCCTTTGTAAGGTCTCCTGTGGCTCGTGCCAGGCGTTCTAGAGACGGCCTTAAGTCCTCATCGGTCACGCCAAAGGCTAGAGAGGTTTTAGTTATGTAATCCTCGGTAGCAGCGATCTGATTATCGGTTGCGCCTGTTACGTTCTTAAGGGTTAGGGCTAACTTCTCTTGAGCTGCGGCATCAGCAATAGCAGACTTAACGCCATCGATTGCTAACTTACCAGCATAGGCAACGGCTGCGGCTCCGGCTGCCGCGAAGGCTAATCCGGCTTTCTTGCCAAAGTCTGAGACTTTATCGCCGAAGGTTGCAACATCTTTATCGGCCTTATCGATATTCTTAGTAAAGTTATCAACGTCAGCAAGGAGCTTAAGCGTTAACGCTCTAGTACCTGTAGCCATTTTAACCCCACTTCTTTAGAATGCTATCGAACGATTCAGTCCATCGAGCTACGATCTGCGGTTGAATCTTGCGAAGCGTTGGATAGATAAACCATCCTTTACTGCCTCGACCTTCTCGGCCTGACCATACTGGGAACTGCTTAAACTTGTTAGATCCGAATTCCGAACCGCCCCAGATTGTCTTAGTGGTTGCCCCACCTGAAAACTTCTGGGAAGCGAATCCGTAAGTTATCTCGCCTATGCGGCTTGACTTCTTAACCCTAGAGCCTTGAGCGATTCTCCCTGCCACTTTAGAACTCTGTAAGGAGTTAGCGGTCTGGATAACTTCGTCTCGAGCGAACTCGGCTAAAGCACCTGACTGGCGCTTAGCCTCATCTACCGCTTCCTCGTTCATATTCTTTAGCGCCTTGAATATAGTTCGAAGCTCTGTTTTATCGAAGCCGATTAATTCATCTGCCACGATTGCGCTCCTCTAATACTTCTATAGCTGTAAGAATATCCTCGGCACTTCGCCAATGATCCATAGGGATCTGAGTAGCTATTGCCAGTTCAACTAAGAGTCGGCTTACGCTCCCTCTTGGGTGACTTTTGGGTCATCGCCACCTACCTCGAAGTCGACTACGGATTCCATCCATATATCTAATGACTTCGTAGGCTTCCCGCCTGCTTCACGCTTCATGGCACTATGAGTTACATAAAGAATGTCCCAGATCCCGCCAAATTGAGAGATAACCTTTTTAGTTGTCATTTCCCATTTAGCGTAATCCGGCGGAATAACCTGGTAGACGGCTTCGGTTCCGTCTGCGTATTTAATTGTTACTTGTTGCTGCATTGTTTGCTCCCGTTTCTACTTTTTAGCTAAAAGTCTCTGTGACTTCGCCGCGTGCTACCTTGAAAGTAAAGTCTACAGTCTGCGCGTCTGTTCCGGCTCCGCCTGCTGTAGGAAATTCAGGGAGAATTGGGAATACGAATTGAGCGCCTGTAGCCGCTGTAAGCGTTACTGAGATCTCTGTATTAGGAGATCCTTCTGCCGCTGTCCATAGAGCTTCGCACACTGATGAAGCCTTACCCCAGTCAGCGAGCATTGAGAGTGCGAAAGTACCCTCAGTATTCGTAACTTTGTAAGCCTCGCCATCGAGTGTCTGATAGACATCGCGAACATTGGTCTTTGTAAGAACTGCTGAAGTTGCCTGAGCTTCGATATCTGTTCCACCTGTGAAAGATAGAGAAATATCGCGACCTGTGATTACTGTGGTTGCCATTATTTATCCTTAGTTAGTTTGTGTGTAGTAGGTAGAAACTCTGATATCGGCAACTAAGCAATTAGATGGCCCGACCTGAGTTACTGTTGGTTTTTCAACCGCTCCGACTGTGTACCCTGCTGGGATCACCTTCAGAACACTTATTACGAGCTGCTCGAGATTGTCGAGCGAAGCCGGGTTGCTGTTATATGCAACGGCTACTGAGATAACGAGATTAATTTTAATGTGAAGCGTTGACTTGTTAATAGTCTCTAATTCAAGATAAGGAGAATCCGGGACGGTAACTACGAAAGGAACCATCGGAGCTTCGGGAACGTATGCGTAGACGTTGCCCGCCACGCCTGCAAAGGCTGTAGCTAGTGGTTCGCGTACTGTGTCGAGAATCGTGGACATTACTGCACCATTGAAGCTGTATCGATATACGCCCCTAGGAGTCCCGATACACGATTAAATAAACTGCGCCCTAAGCGATAAGGGCTTACCTGGGTGAAGTCGACTCCCTCGATCTGTCCACCTGGAGCAATACGAGACTGGAATACTTCAACCGATACGGCTAGGACTGCTGACTCTACGGCGCTAACTCCTACATAAGTAGAGGCGCCAGAAAGGGTTGCAAGGCCTGAAGGAATTACGTTCTTTTTAGCGATATCCGCGTTAGTGATTGAAACAGTAAAAAGATCATCATAAGAATCGGCAATAGTGAAAGTTCCGTTAAATGGTGAGCCGCAGCCTGTGATAACTACGCTCTGACCCGCTGAGAATTCGTTCTGTCCTACTGTCTGGTAAATAGCGACATTAGCTTCTAGTTCTACGTTATCGATTGAGTTTGCGTACTTAACGAGCATAGGCAAAATAACTGCTTCTGCTGTGTCGATAACGTCTGTTAAATAAGCATCGTTATAAAGGGATGTAGAAACGCCAAGAACCGACCTTAGTTCTGCAACTGTAACGATTGAAGCCATCTCTACATCCTCTCTATTAAACGACTGGGGGAGCCACCGGGAGCAGCAGCCCCCCCATGATTAGTTTTGGTTAAGCAACCATCCAGCGATAAGCACCAGCGCCGAGCTTTGTCGCGATTGCGCCGTAGCCGTAGTATCCAACTTGAACCTGACCTGTTGAGATGAGGTTAGTCTGGAGTGAGAGACGTGGGCTCTCGTACCATGTGTAAGCGTCTGGGTTAACAACGATCATTGTGTTGTCGCCAACGCCTGATCCTGTTGTCATGTTGCGATCAACGCGAAGGTTGAGTCCGAGAAGGTTTCCACGAACCGCTGTTGCAGTAAGTGTTCCGCCCGCGTTCTGTGGGTTGATTGTCTGCTGGAATACAGGGCGGTTTGAACCGTCTACGAGTCCCATCAATGCGCCCCATTGTTCTGGAGATACGAGGATGTTCTGGGCAAAGCCTAGAGTTCCCTTGTAGATTGAAACTGCTGCGTCTGAAACGAAGTCAGCAATGTTCGCAGCTGAAACTGTACGGTTTCCGCCGTCTGTTCCGCCTGCAATAAGAGCTGCAACTACCGCTGCGTCTGTTGACTTTGCGTAAGCGAATTCCATCTGACGAACGAGTTCAGCAAAGAACGCTGGAGATGATCTGTCTAGAAGCTCCAGGCTGAATGTCTGCTGGCCAATGTACTTAGAAACTGACACGCTGACGAACTCAGCATTTTGGTCTGTCTCGCTTGGAGTTCCGCCTTCAGAAGCTACTGCAACTGTTGGAGCAACTGTAATCTTTGGAATCTCGAAAGTCATTCCCGCGTCTGGCAATGCACCAGTTGAGATTGATTCGATAGCTGGGCGATCTGCGTTTGAGATGCCGTTAATTACTTCAGTTAGCTGACGTGTAGGAACTAGGCCTGCGTTGTCAGTAAGATCCGCAGCAGCTGCTACGTACATCTTTGAAGTGTCGTTGCCTAGTGAGGCACGAACTGAATGCTCGAGATAAGAAGCCTTATCAACGATTGGATTTCGAACAACTGTTGAAATATAAGGCGCTGTCGCAGCCTTAACTTCAACCTTTGCAGCCTCTACCGTTTCTGCGGCAGGAGCAACTTCTGGAACGGTAGTGTCTGACACTTGTTCTCCTTCTGTGGTTGATTGTGTTTCTTTCTGAGTTGTCTCAGAAACTTCGGTATCCTCTGCCGCTACTTTTGCGACTTCTGCGCCGGGAATTGCGCCGTCCGTGACCAGGCTGACTTCTATGAGATCAGAAGCGCTGATAGCCATTACGCCGTTCTTGTTATCCCAAGCCTGGACGTCTACACCTACGCTGAAGTCTGAGCGAAGTCCAGTTGCAGCTTCCTCGAGTGCGTCATTTCCGGCTGTGGTCTTGGCGATTTTAAATTCTGCGGTTATGCCCGTCTCATCTTGTTCCCAAGACATGAGCTTTCCTAAAGGTCTTGTTGTGTCATGCTGAAGGACTAGCTTCGTGTTCTTGCTCATTGTGATTGAGTCTGGCTCGAACATTGTTCGGCCTGCTGAAGTGTTACCTTCTGCGTTCCAGGAAACGATACGGCCTGCAATTATGCGAGACTCTGCATCGGCTGCTGTAATAGCAACTGGCATCGTGATTTTCATCGGTTCTCCTTATTGTCGATCAGATCTTCTTCCTCGCGGATTTGTTCAACGCTCATGGCTCCGATACGGTTCAGGATTTCGTAAACCTGAGCGCGCTGTAGAGCATCTGATCGTAGGAACTCGTCTAGTGAGAATCGAACTACGTTAGTAGAGGAAATAAAGTCAGGCATAGATAGGCGCTGTTCAATAGCTGTAAGAATTGGCTTCATTGAGAAGTCGATAAGCGAACGGCGTTCTGAGATTGCGTTGCTATAAGTCATCGAAGTTGCTTCGGCGCTTACGAAGTATGCAGGAAGGTTGCAGGCGCGAGCTAATTCCAAGGCGACATACTGACGAGCCTCGTTCAGCTGTAATTTGGCCGGATCAATGCCCAACGCCTGCAATTCAACATCAGCGTTAAGGAACGCTGTAGATTTAGTAAGGCGAGCCGTTCTCCATGACTCTAGAAGCTTAGAGATACGTTCTGCCGGGAGATTAGTACCGTTAGACTTAAGAACTTGAAGCGGAACTGGTTCTTTAGCGAAAGTTTCCGCTGCTTGCTCTAGTGCATGAGCTGCGCGAATTGTTCGGCCTGCGCGATTGAGTAAACCTTCATCGAGGCCGTAAAAAACTACTAGAGATCCAACTCCCTGGTTAGGAACTACTGAACCGTCTACTTGATAACCGATAATTTCAGTATCGTTATTATTTAGCTTTACAGTTACGCGATCAGGAGCTACGCGAGTCCATGCGCGAACTCTGCCCGTCTCACCGTACTGCTCTAAAACTTGTCCATACCCGACACCGTGCAGCCAGAGATCCTCGGCAAGCCAGGCGTAGATAGCAGAACCAGGAACGCGTGGGTCCGGTTGATTGATTACCGCTGGCGTTGCAACGTGTGAACCATCGAGCTTTGAATATTGTTCGAGAGGCAGCCCTGCCAGCGTTGAGCAGATGATTCCTCTGGCGCGGGCGATTGTCGGAACCGCCATCGCCTGCTGACGGCTTGCCACTGATTGAGTAAATACAAAAGGGTTAAACGAAGCCGTGTTATTAAACGGCGCAGGAGCAGAAGCCGCATCGACTGTTAGCTCTACTGCTGGCTTTGTTGAAGTAAAAATATCCCGGAGTCCCATTGGACATATTATACGCTATTGTCTAGACATTACCCTACCTGAATGTCTACCTCAGATTCAGCGCGTGTCGCAAAGTGAGTAACCATTGCCGAGGCAACTGCACCGCACACAATTCCCGAAGCCTTGCGCCCCATAACCCAGCCGCCGTCTCCTCGAGTTAATTTAACGGCGCTTAGAACTTGTTTAGTTAATTCCTCTTGATCCGAATGCGCGAGACGAAGGCTAGAAACCGCCGAGACGAATTCATCGCACGATTGCTGATATTCCTGGCCTGTGATTTCGTGTATTGGAATTCCGGCTGGAGCTAATCGAGCTGCAACCGCCGAGGCTGTGGACTTGCTATAGGCAACCGCGTTAACCGGGAACTTGCGAACCCAGTAAGCAATATCGTTAGCCATTTCCTTATCGTCTAGGTTAACCGGGTTGAACCATGTATGGAGAAGGCTAACCATGAACTTATCCTCGCTGAGTCTCTGGCCTGCGACTAACGATCCGTGCTTTCTATCCGGGCTGAGGTCTATCGCCATCCAGGTATCTTTTTCAACATCGAGTTGAGGCAGGTTATCAACCTTGCACTTTTTCCATTCGGCTTCGGAAATCACCGGGTTAATCATCGAAACGAACTGGCAGAGGATTTCCGTTCTAAATATGTCCTCGCGATCCGATAAACTGTCCTTAATATTGTCCTCGTGAACTGTATGTCCAAGGCTCGGGTTAGATTGATACCAGGCCTCTTTGTCCGTAATCTCAGCGCCCGGTTCAGCGCTCCACTCGAACCAACCAATAGAATCATCGGCTCCTTCGCTTGCAGCTAGGCCGCGCTCTCTAAACTTGTGAAGTAGAACCGAGTTAGCATGGCCTGCGTTGCTATAAACGTAAGCCTGCGGGTTCGGGTTCGACATCTGGGTAAAGCGCATCGAACTCCAGACATCCTCGGTATCGAATTCTCGAAGTTCGTCAATATGGATAACGTCAGGAGCGGCAATACCTCGAGCAGCGGAGTTTCCGGCTCTGATTAGGTATCGAGCTTTATTCTTGAACCGAATCTCCTGCGATCCCTTGGACTCGTACTTCTTGGCGAAGTTATCCAGAAGTATTTGAGAGTTTTCGATAATCTCAGATACCTTAAAAAAGATTTCGCTAGAGGTAGTTAGTTTGTGAGCCGTTGCCAGGTGCATTTTCTCGCCGAGTACGTAGATCCCGAATAAGATTCGAAGCGCCATAAAGGTCGACTTACCCTGTTGTCTGGGCAGCATAATCCCTATGAGCGGGTGTAACCAGCGCCCGTCAGCCTTGTAGCGAAGGCAGTCTCGAGCCAGCTGTTCTTGCCAAGGCAGGAGCGGGAAGCCGATATCTTTACAGAACTGAACCATTTCATCGCCCCGAGTGGGTAGATCGCTAGGTCTAGAGCGAATTCTTGGAGTCTGAGAGCCATAACGAGGATGTCTGGAGTTCGATGCGCTTTACCCAGATGTCGAACCCGAACCCGCAG